CCCCACATTACATGATGAAATATTACCTTGATTCTGAACAGTCTACTAGTTCTGATTTTGTTAGAAAATTTGATGGAAATAACACTAAAGGATTTACTGTATATTGTAAATTAGATCATCAACCAAATGTTGAATCTCCAGAAGTGATTATTGATAAGATAAAATCAAAATTTTATGATATGGTAATTTATGGATGCGTATATACACATCCTTGGTTTCCTCAGAGACAATGCTTAGACTACTTAGAGCATGTAAAAGAACATTATCCAAAAAATAAAGTTCATTTCATTGATGGTGCAGATGAACCTGATGATTTTGCTGGACAATCTGGTTTACATGAGTATGGGATAGTATGGAAAAGGGAATTGTATGATATTAGCATTGCAAATCCAATTTCCTTTGCAATACCGGAGAGTCAATTTATAGATCATATTCCAACAAAAGAAAAAATATTTGGGCATGTTGTTCCTGGATATGCTGATACATACATTTTTGAAGATGAAAAATCATATTATGAAGATTATGCTAAATCTTATTATGGCAGAACCTGTAAAAAAATGGGATGGGATTGTTTGAGGCATTATGAAATTCTTGCGAATAGAAGTATTCCATATTTTACTGATTTGAAAGATTGTCCTCCGTATATTATGACTTCTTTACCAAAATCTCTCATCTTAGAGACAAATAAATATGCGATGAAAGGTAAGATACACCCTCAATATGATCAAATTTGTGAATATCTTTTTGACTTTTCTAAAAAGAATTTAACTACAAAAAAATTGGCTCAATTGTTTCTCTAATTCATGAACATTGTAATTCCAATGGCTGGGGAAGGAACTAGATTTCCCAGAGACACTTATAAAATTCCAAAACCATTAATTGAAATTAATGGGGTTCCAATGATTAAAATGGCAACAGAATCTTTGGGATTGAATGGAACTTATCACTTTGTGATAAGAAAGGATAGTTATTATGATCAGGTATGTACACTGCTTCATTCTATTTTTCCAACGTCTAAGATTATTAGTGTAGAGGAAACAACGGAAGGACCTGCATCGAGTTGTTTACTGTTTCGTGATTATATTAATAATGAAGATGAATTGGTTGTTGCAAATTGTGATCAAATTATGTGGTGGGATTCTAATTTATTTCTCACTTCTGCAAGATACTATAAGTATGATGGTTTAGTTGTAACGTATAGTACTAATACTCCAAAAAACAGTTATGCTAGAATTGATAAAAAAGGTTTTGTTCAGGAAATAAAAGAAAAAGAAGTTATAAGTGATATTTCTTTAAATGGAATTCATTATTGGAGAAAGGGAAAGTATTTTGTACAAAGTGCAGAAAATATGATAAAATGCAATGATAGGGCTCCTAATGGAGAATTTTATGTTGGTCCAACTTATAATCATATGATTAAACAAGGTCTCAAAGTTGGCATTCATCATATTCCGAATTGGCAACATAATCCAGTTGGCGTTCCAGAAGATTTAGAAACTTTTATTTCAAAATTATGAATTTAAGTAATTTAAAGGACTATCATAGAGGGTGGATTATTGGTGATTTTGATCCATCTATCTTAAGAACGAAAGATTTTGAAGTTGGTGTTTTGTTTCATCCTAAGGGTGAAGTGTGGGCAGCACATTATCATAAAGATAGTGTAGAATATAATGTTCTTCTTTCTGGAAAAATGATGATTCAAGAAAAGGAGTTAAATAGTGGAGATGTATTTGTATTTGATAAGGGAGAAGTTGCAGATCCTATCTTTCTTGAAGACTGTACAGTAGTATGTGTAAAAGTTCCCTCCATTCCATCAGATAAATTTGAGGTTTAAAATGAAGTTTTTTAGAGAATTAACCGAACAAGAAAAAAATCGTTGTGTGATTGCAACGTATTATATTGAAGCACATCAACAAGTTGGAGATTTGAGAGATGCTGCCTGGAACCTTGCGATTGGGCAGAGTGTAGGCAATCCAAAGGTTCGTAATCGTTGGGAAAGCGATGAACTTTTTGAGCTTTCTTCATGTGTAATTTACGATACCGAAGAAAATCTTACGGGTGTCTATTCTGGGAAAGTTAAAATTGGTTTTCCGAAAGTAAACACTGATTGGGAAGGTGATGGAATTTCACATCTTCTTTGTCAACTTATGGGAGGACAATTGGATATTGATGTTTTTAAAGCATGTAGACTTCAGAAGTTAGAGTTTCCTGCAGATGTTGAAGCATCTTTTCTTGGACCAAAGAATGGTATTGACGGTATTCGTAAGTTTGTCAATCGTTATGATAAACCACTTTCTGGTGCGATTGTAAAACCGAAGACTGGAATTTCTCCACAAACTCTTTCCGAAATGGTGAAAGAACTTCTTGATGGTGGTGTAGACTTTATCAAAGAAGATGAGATTCTTTCTAACCCTTCATTCTGCCGTCTTGAAGATCGTGTAGAACTGATTTCTAATATTGTTAATAATTGTGGAAGGAATGTGATTTATGCCTTCTGCATTAATGGTGATCACCATACTATTCTTGATCGTGCTAAATTTGTTGCAGACAATGGGGGCAATGGGATTCATATTAACTTCTGGTCTGGTCTTGGAGTTTATAACTCTGTTAGAAAAATGGATTTACCTTTGTTTATTCACTATCAAAAGAGTGGTGATAAGATTCTGACTGATAAGAGACATGCATTTGGTATTGATTGGGATGTTCTCTGCGATCTTGCAGGTCTTTGTGGTGTGGATACAATTCATGCTGGAATGTGGGGTGGATACTTGAGTGATGATGAGAATGAACTTCGCCAAACTATGGAAACTCTTCACAGGCGTAATGTTCTTCCTGCATTGAGCTGTGGTATGCATCCTGGCATCGTAAACACTACGGCAGAGAAGTTTGGTACGGACTTCCTTGCTAACTGCGGAGGTGCCGTACACGGGCATCCAGGCGGCACTCTGGCGGGTGCTTTGGCAATGCGCCAAGCAATTGATAAGAATCCTGGACCAGAGTTTCGTGTTGCTATTGATAAGTGGGGTTATGAAACTGGTGGAGGTTCTTTACCCGAGTGGGTTTTAGATTTTTGATGGAGATATTTAAAAATGTATGATTTTTGTGTTAACACTTTAGATTTATTTGCGAATAAAATTCGTGAGGTTTATGGAAATACAGATCCAGAAATTATCTTAGAGATAGGATCTCGTGATTTAAATTCTAGTATAGAAATTTTAAGTCATTTTCCAAATTCAAGAATAATTGCTTTTGAACCGACCCCAGAACAATATAATATGTGTTTTGAAAAATCTAAACACTATGAAAATATAGAAGTTTATAATTTCGCATTGTCCGACGAGGAAGGTGAGGTTGATTTTTGGGTTGTTGATGGAAATGTCGGTGGTTCTTCAATGTTTGAACCTATTGATGTTCCTTATAGTTCTGGAACCTGGAATAAGATAAAAGTTCAATCAAAAAGATTAGATAGTTTTTTGAAATCAATTGGTGTTGAAAAGGTTGATTGTATCTGGATGGATACTCAAGGGGCAGAATTAAAAGTTCTTAAAGGTATGGGAACTTATTTGGATTCTGTTAAAGTTATTCATACTGAAGCATGTCCAAAACCATACTATAAAGGACAAGCAGTGAAAAGTGATTTGGAAAATTATTTAATCGGAAATAATTTTAGATTGGATCAGTTTATACCTGCTCCCAATCACCCATATGAAGAAGGTGATTGGATTTGTGTTAGAACTAAAGAAACTCAAAGAATATCTTTAATTTGTGCATGTAAAAATAGATATAATGCTCTTAGAATTGCATTAAATTCTTGGTTGGCATTTGATCAAATACATGAAATTATAATTGTTGATTGGGATTCTGATAAATCTATTTCTCATCTTTCTAAATTGGACGATAGAATTAAAATTATTGAAGTAAAAAATAAGCAATACTTTAATCAACCACAACCTTTAAATCTTGCTGCAAGTATTGCCACTGGAAATTATATTTTAAAAGTAGATTGTGATTACATTATCAATCCATATTATAATTTCTTTGATGCTTATCCAGTTGATAATCAAAGTTTTGTTTCTGGAAAAAGCAATTATCAAGCTCCAGAATATTATTCCGAATCTTACGGTGGATATGTAATTGATATGCACCAAATGAAACCAGAAGAAATTGTTGATTACACTGTTTCCTATAGTCCATATTTTAAATTCTTAATAGGTCTTTTATTAATCAGTAAAGAAAACTTTTTCAAATGTGGTGGGTATAATGAAAATTTATCTAAGTGTTATGCATTTGAAGATGAAGAGTTCTATGAAAGGTTAAAATTGATGGGTCTTAAAGAGACTAGATTGAGACACGATTATCACACTATTCATCTTCCACATCCTGATAAAAAAAGAACAGAACATTTTGAAGGATTTTCTTGGGAATCTGATTTTATAAAAATGGTTCAAGAAAATATGAGAAATCAAGGACATACTGAACAAGAAGTTCAATGGCAAGTTGAATATGCTTTGGCACAGAAACATATTGATCAAAATAAAGAAATGGTCGGTGAAATTACTGAGTATTATGTTGAACCAAAATCTAAGTGGAGAGTTTATGAAATGTGTAAAAATGTCTACAACGCTATAGAAGTTTTAGCATTGAATAATTCATGAACTATTCTGATTTTACATTAGTTGTTCAAGGTCCAACTAATGATCTTACTAAAATAGATTTTTTGGATTCTATTGATTACTATCAATCTTTATTCTCTAAAATAGTACTATCAACTTACGACGAGCATATTTGCACAAATCAAAAACTTTTAAAAATATGCGAAGAAAAAAGTATTCAAATAGTTACTCAAAGTGTAACTAATGGAATAAACAATTTATCATTCAAAGATTTTGATGAGAATCATGAAATAGATAATGACTGTGGAATCAAATTTCAAACTGTCAGTACGTTAAATGGGTTGAACAATGTTTCTACTCCTTATGTTTTAAAACATAGAGTGGATGAAAGATATTCGAATTTACACTTGATTCTAGATAAGTTTTTATTGGATACCGAAAAACTGGTAACTGGTGGAACGTTTTTTGGACAAAAAGTTTATTTTGAATATTGTGCGGCAGATCATTTAATGGTGTCTAAAACTAATAAAATGATAAAGACATTTGAAAAAACTCTAGAAATGATAAATTCTGGTATATTAGATAGTGGGCCAGAAATAATGTACACTAAAAATTTTATTAGAATATCTGGAGAAGATCCTACAAGTGAAAATCATGACATGCTTATGAGAAAGTATATTGATTTTTTACCAGACAAATATATGGAACCATTTGTTATACGTGCAAATCATTGGAATCAGATTTGGACGACTGCAGATTCACTTGGATACAGAAGAAATGAATATGAAACTATAGATGATATGATAAACAGTGAAATTGTAGTTTTAAATCAATTTTATAACTAATATGAAAATTATATCTCATCGTGGTAATTTGAATTCTATAAATCCAGTAGAAGAAAATAAACCAGAATATATTGAGAATGCAATTCTAGAGGGATTTGATGTTGAAGTTGATTTAAGAGTGGAAGATAATCAATGCTATCTTGGTCACGATAATCCTCAATATTTTGTAACTATGGAGTGGTTAAGAAAATATAAGGATGTTCTTTGGATTCATTGCAAAAATCGTGAAGCACTTGAAAAAATGTCAAGTTCTGTGGTAAAATTTAACTACTTCTGGCATCAAAACGATAGTTATACGCTAACAAGTAGTGGAATTGGGTGGGTTCTTGTAGGACAAATTCCATATTCAAATTCAGTAATTGTATTACCAGAGAATGTTAAATTGTATTCTCAACATCCAGAATACATAAAAAATAGTTTTGGTATATGCACAGACAAACCAATTTTTTATAGAGATAAAATTAATGGAGGTAATCAATGAATAGTTCGTTAATGATGGCAAGTTATCCCGACCAAAAACAAAAATTGAATAATTTTCCAAAAGTTTATTATATTAGTTTGGAAGAAAGTGAAGATAGGAGGGAAAACCTGAGAAAAAGTTTTTTAAAATATGGAGTTTATGATTTACAAGGAGTAATTTCTAAAAGATATTCAGAATCATCCGATCAAGTTTCTGGACCACAATTGCATATTCTTGATGGGGGAACTATTGGATGTGTAGTTTCTCATATTAAAATGATTAAAAAATGGTATGAGGAAACTGATGACGAATATGCATTCTTTTGTGAGGATGATCTTAGTCTAGAAACTGTTTCTAATTGGAATTTTACTTGGAATGATTTTGTAAATAATCTTCCCGAAGATTGGGATTGTGTACAATTATGTTGCATTAAACCATCGCACGATTCTATTGTTCTTAAAGAACGATCCATGTATGATTGGTCGGTGACCGCATACATTATGAAGCGCAATTATGCTAAAAAAATTATAGATCGTTACTGTTTTGGTGATAAGTTTAATCTTGAAATTTACGGAACAGATTTTTATCCTATGCCGGAAACTGTTCTTTTTTATGATATTGGAAAAGTTTACGCTGTAGATTTATTTGTCGAAGAGGTAAAGTTCCAATCAACTTTTACTGAAACTGCAAATATTGAAGGTGGTACTAAAGACCATCATGCAGAGAGTCAGGAATTTGTTTCTTCTTGGTGGGAAAAGAACGGACAAAATATTACGATTGAGGAACTTGTGGGAACTGAACAACCAAAACCAAAAAGAGAAAAAACTGAATTAGAGGATCTTTTGACTAAGTTTTCTCTTGATACTGAAAATGCAATTCATAATTTTAATCTTGGCGTTTGGTACGAAAACGGTGGGCATACTGCACCAGCTCTTTCTTATTACTTAAGAGCAGCAGAAAGATCTGAAGATGATAATCTTACCTATGAGGCACTTATTAGAGGATCTTATTGTTATGATAAACAGGGAACTAGAGACAATAGTTCTAAGTCCCTTTTAACACAAGCACTTTGTTCTGTACCATCTAGACCAGAGGCATATTTCCTTTTGAGTAGATTTGCTGAAAGAAGAAGTCAGTGGATGGAAGCATATACTTTTGCTTGTCAAGGTTTAGAATATTCAACATTTGATCACCCAGATCTTATTACTGATGTTGAGTATCCTGGTAAATACGGTCTAATTTATCAAAAAGCACTTTCTGGATGGTGGTGGGGTAAGTCTGAAGAATGTAAAGAATTATTCCAAGATCTTATGACAAATTATGAAATGAATGATTATTATCTAGAAAGATCTAAGGAGAATATTGCAAGTTTTAATCTTGAAATCGTAGAAAAAAAGAATTGATGCAGAATAATAACTTTGAAAAAATTGATATTGTTCTGCAAGGGCGATACGATGAATTTACTAATGAAGTCATAGATTCTTATTTTGAATTGCCATTCGTAAACAACATTATTCTTTCTTGTTGGGAGGATGATGTTGTTACCTACATTCCGAATTCAAGATTCTTTGTTATTTCAAATAAGTTTCCGATTACACCAGGAACAGATAATAGAAATCTGCAAATTGTGACTTCTTTTGCTGGTTTGCAAAAAGTTACAACTGAATACGCAATTAAAATGAGAACTGATCAAAAATACACTCATCAAAGTATGATGAACATGTATCAGTTCTTTATAGAGCACAGGAATGAAGACCGAATTTTTGTTCCTGGAATGTATCCACACCTTTTATTCCACCCAAGAGATCATGTTTTTTGGGGTAAAACCGAACACTTAATTAAAATGTTTGATATTCCCCTTGAAATAAATGGACTTGTTGACAAAGTGAGAATAAGTAAGTATGATCTATGGAAATATTATGGACACTTTATAAGAACTGAAACTTATATTGGAGCACATTATTGTTCTAATTATGATGATAGGATTAAACTGTTTTTACTTTATCCTAACGAATATCTTTATGATTATGCTCCTAAATGGCAAGAAGTTTATGAAATTAGTCAAAATTTGAATAAAAAAATATTTAAATCATTTCCAAAAACTGATATTGATTTAATGTGGCCCAAAAAACAATTAAATTTTTATCCATATGAAGATCAAAAAAATGGATACAATGAATGTTGGCATGAAGATGGGTATTAATAAATATTAAACAAAAAACTATTAACTAATTATGAATTTTACAATTTACACTAAACAAGATTGTCCTTACTGTTACAAGGTTAAGCAGGTTTTGGAGTTGACAGGGAATAAGTTTGTAGAGTATACTCTAGGTGAACACTTTACCAAAGACCAGTTTTATGCTGAATTTGGTGATGGTTCTACCTTTCCACAAGTTCTTTGTAATGATAAGAAATTGGGTGGGTGTACTGATACTGTTAAATTTTTAAAAGAGAGACAAATTGTCTGATACGAACATAAATAATTCCAAGATTCGCGTTAATCGTGGACTAGAACTTATCTTAAGTGGAGGTAAGAGAAAGCAGCCCAAGTATTTTCACATTATTTTTGAAAAGTTGGTCTGCTTTCTTAAGCGGGAAGTGACCATCTATTTTGAATTTTCTTTAGATATAAAGAAATCCAGTAGTTCCCGAGGAAGAAAAAAATGTTAGCAACAAGTTTAGTATTTGGTTCATTCATGACCATTTTGTTTTTTATTGTTGGACTGCTATCTGGATGGGTCGCTAGGGAATACATGATGAATTACAGGGAAATTCCAAGACCTCACCCTGAAATGTTTGATTCGCAGGGTAATCTTATACCCGATGAGGTAATTGCATTTAATTTTGAGAACTATTATGACAACGACGACACAGAAGAAGACGAGTAGAACTTCTAAACCGAAAACAACATCTACTCCGACTAAAAAAATATCAGAGGATCTTCCTGTAAATCCTTTTGCTTTTGAAGTTTTAGAATTAGTTTCCAGTCAAAGAACTAATGCTAAAAAAGTTGAACTTCTCCAAAGATATGGAGATCCTTCTCTGAAAGCAATCTTTATTTGGAACTTTGATGAGAGCCTTGTATCTGCCCTTCCAGAAGGCGATGTTCCTTATGCTAATACTGGGGAGCAAAATTCATTCAGTGGCACTGTGAGCGATAAGGTGCGGGACGCAGTGGATAAAATGAATGAGATGGGATCTAACTCATTAGGAATGAATGATCAAGGACAAATTACAATACGTAAAGAGTATACTCGTTTCTATAATTTTATCCGTGGTGGTAATGATGGGTTGAGCTCTCTTCGTAGAGAAACTATGTTCATTAATATCCTTCAAGGTCTTCATCCACTTGAGGCAGAAATTTTAATTCTTGTTAAAGATAAAAAATTAGAAACAAAATATAAAGTTAGTAAAGAAATTGTTGCAGAAGCATATCCAGATATTAAATGGGGAAATCGTGTATGAGTAGTAAACTTCGTGATGTTGTTCAAATGTCCCATAGTAAGGAGGAAGAAATGATTGAATGGACAAAAGAAGAGAAAGAAAATCTTCCTCCTAAGTATGGATGCCAAATTTTAGTTGAAAATGGAACTCTTGATCAAGTAAAAGATTCATCTTGGCCTAATGATGCATATTTAATTTGGTATAAAATTGGTGAAGAAGTTCATATGGATCTTTGTAGAGGAACCAGAGTTAGAATCTTTGATCTTTACTATGATAAATTTGGTCCTGGAGCAATTCAAAAAATTGATTTTGGATATGGAAGAATGAGTCCAAAACTCTGGGGATACAAAGCACCCGAAAAGAAAAAGCGAAAGTAATTTCCCTGGAACCCCGAAAAAATTTTGGGGTATTTTTTTGCCCTTAAGATTTTATAAAACTGTAACAGATGTTACAGTTTAAACTTGCTATATAAATGCAATGGGTCTATAATGACCTTACGTTCATCTGGGAAACCAGACGCAAGTAGGACGGCGGAACGGGACGTTCATTCGCTATTCGCAAATAGCGAACGCAAACCGCCCGAAGGAACGGGGCCTAAAAATCTCATTCTGGAGGAAATCCTAATGTCAAAAGTAGTATATCGTGGTGTCGAATATGATACCCAAAAACGTCTTGAGTATCAACAACAAATGATGCAACAACCTCAACAATATAACGAAACTTATCGTGGCGTTAAGTTTGTAAAGGAGGGACATAAATGATGAAAAAACTCAATTTTCTTCAACTTATTAAAGAACAAAAGCAAAAACAAGATAGACGTTATCAAGCACTTCTTATAAATGCGGGAGCAAGGTAATGATGGTTATTGCACAACTTACTGTTGCATCTGTTACGTTTATCACTCTATTATCTTTGTTCATTCAGTTGATTTATAGGTAAACGAAATACGTTAAGGAGGGATTGATTCCCTCCTTTTTTTATGGTATGATGGTGCGAGAGAACAATATTTTAATGGACAAAGAAAAACTAAAATTAATTGTTCGCAATCTGGAATTGTTGGTTGATTCCTTGAAAGCAGAAATCTATTCTGATGTTTCTGCTTATAAACCTAAAGAACCGATGGGAAAAAGACCAATTTTAGATTACGACGAAATTTTTGAGGATTCTGAATGAGTAGTAGAGCAAGAGAATTAGTAAAGTTGTTGGAAAGGTTGGTCAAACAAGATCATCTCTATTCCGATGAGCAACTAAAAGAAATGAAATCACAATTGCGAGTAATAAAACAAGAACTTGCAGATATTGAAGCACAAACATCAAAAGGATTTGGAAAAAAATGACGGTAAAACTTATTTCAGTAACGCCCGATGCAGAAAAAACAATGGCGTATGTTGCACGAGTTAGCAATCCTGCGAATCAAGACAACGAAAACTATGCCAAGTTGCTTGCTTATTGCATTAAGCATAATCATTGGTCTGTTTTTGAACAGTCTTTTATGACTCTTGAGATTGAAACGAATCGTGGTATCGCAGCTCAGATTTTGCGTCACCGTTCGTTTACATATCAAGAATTTTCACAACGTTATGCAGATTCTTCTCTGCTAGGCGAAACAATTCCTGTTCCAGAACTTCGCCGCCAAGACACAAAGAATCGCCAAAACTCTATTGATGATGTTGATCCTTCTGTAGTTGAAAAATATGAATATTTGATTCGTGAGCATTTTAGAGATGCTATGGCACTGTATCAAACAATGCTGGATGAGGGAATTGCAAAGGAATGTGCAAGGTTCGTGCTTCCTTTGGCAACACCGACAAAAATTTATATGTCTGGCTCATGCAGGTCGTGGATTCATTATATCAATCTTCGCTCTGCAAATGGCACTCAAAAAGAGCATATGGATATTGCACTTGCATGTAAGGAAATTTTCAAAGAGCAGTTCCCATCAGTATCAGAAGCACTTGAATGGGTCTAAATAAATTATCTTGATTTCGTAACTTTATGGCAATTTATCCAGTTATTCACGTAGAAACAGGTGAAAAAAAAGTTGTTGAAATGAGTGTCAACGACATTATGCAATGGTATAAAGACAATCCTGAATGGAAACGGGATTGGTCTGAAGGATGCGCAACTCCAGGAGAAGTTGGAGATTGGCAGAACAAATTGATTAGTAAAAACCCAGGGTGGAACGACGTTCTAGGACGTGCTGCGAAAATGCCTGGATCTAACGTAAAGAAAATCTAGTATGGCAAGAAGAAAGAGAGGATCTGCAGAGCAACCTATTGGGGTTGGACTCACAGCAAAGCAGATGAAGCGTAGAAAACCCTTAAGTTCTGAATATCTTTTAGATATTGAACCAGTTACAGATAATCAGAAAAAGTTTTTTGATGCCTATGCTGAAGGGAAACATTTAGTTGCTTATGGATGTGCTGGAACTGGTAAAACTTTTATTACTCTCTACAATGCTTTATGTGATGTTTTAGATGAAAATAGTCCTTATGAAAGAATCTATCTAGTTCGCTCTCTTGTTGCGACACGTGAAATTGGATTCCTTCCAGGAACACATGATGACAAGGCGGATATTTACCAAATTCCTTATAAGAATATGGTGAAATATATGTTCCAGATGCCTACAGATGCTGATTTTGAAATGCTTTATGGTAATCTAAAGGGGCAAGAAACTATTAAGTTTTGGAGTACATCATTCCTTCGGGGAACAACATTAGATAATGCAATTGTGATTGTTGATGAGTTTCAGAATTTAACTTTCCATGAATTGGACAGTATAATTACACGCATAGGTGAAAATTCTAAGATTATGTTCTGTGGAGACGCGACTCAGTCTGATCTTCAAAAAACAAATGATCGTAATGGAATTATTGATTTCATAAAAATCTTAAGATCCATGCCATCAATTGATTTAATTGAGTTTGGGGTAAATGATATTGTTCGCTCTGGTCTTGTTAAAGAATACATTGTTGCAAAAATTGAATCAGGATTTTAATGTTTAAACATGTTGATATTGAACTCCCTAAACTTGAAAGGGAGACCATAGATGGAGTTAGGTACTATAAGGTTCCTGATGGTGAAGATCTTATTAAACTATTTTCAATCACTTCAGTAACTAGTCATAAAAATCGCCAAGTATTTGTTAAATGGCGTAAAAAAGTAGGTGATGAAGAAGCAGATAGAATTACACGACAATCAACAAGTCGTGGAACTGATATGCACACTCTTACTGAACATCACCTTAAAAATGAAGAACTTCCAGAAGTTCAACCTTTGTCGCAATTTTTATTTAAAATTGCTAAACCAGATTTAAATCGTATAAATAACATTTATACTCTTGAAGGTTCCCTGTACAGCAAAGTTCTTGGAGTAGCGGGAACAGTAGATTGTATTGCAGAGTTTGATGGCGAATTAGCAATAATCGACTTTAAAACATCTAAAAAACCAAAACCACGGGAGTGGATTGAGCATTATTTTGTTCAGTGTGCTGCTTATGCCTGTATGTTCTATGAACTGACTGGTATTCCCGTCAAAAAACTTGTAATTATCATGGCTTGCGAAAATGGAGAATGTATCGTTTATGAAGAAAGAGACAAATCAAAGTACATCAAACTACTCACCGAATACATTAGAGAGTTTGTTAGAGATAAACTGGAATTGTATGGAACACAATAAAGAATTAGAACAAGCTATAGAAAATAAATTTTTAACTCCATCTAAATTTTCATTAGAAATCGAAAAGATAGTGGTATCTGAAAATATGAACTACATTGATGCTATTTGTCATTATTGTGAAGTTAATAGTATTGATGTAGAATCTGTATCAAAACTGGTTTCAAAACCGTTAAAAGAAAGATTAAAATGGGACGCAACTCGTCTCAATTTTATGAAAAAAACTTCTAGAGCAAAACTGCCCCTATGATCGTGACCCCCTTTGAAACTTATCAACATTATTTGTCACTTAAAAATCATTTCACAAATCCAAAATACGACTTCTTTAGATATGGTGGTAAATCACGTGCCAGTGTAACTTCTTTTAATAAACGAAAAGATAAGTACTGGTTTGAAAAAACCTCACGTAAGTATTCTGATAAAGAAGTCGTAGATTTTCTTGTATCAAACTTTGTATCCGCAGACAACCCACAAAACTTATGGATTGGAGAAATTATCAATTCTGGAGAAAGGACCTACGCAGATTGGATGCGGAGACAACAGAGTTTAACTTACTTGTTCAAAGAACAATCGGAGGAATTGTTCTCGGAGATAAAATTAGACGATGCGCTGAATTGTTCCAAGGGGCATCCACCAGTCCTCAAAAGGTTCTTAAGCGGGAAATTATCGCTAGAAACATTCGTAATTTACGACAAAATATTCCGTTTCTCAACCGATTTTGATAAGAAATTGCTCGATCCAGTGTGGGAAACCGTAAGTTTAAAACTTAAAAAGTATAGTCCATTCCTAAATATTGATGTGTTCCAATATAAAAAGAAATTAAGGGAAATCTTAAATGAGTGACTTTTTTGATTCTGAAATTATTCAGGAAGAATTGAGAGAAATTAATAAACTACAAGAAGACATTTACGGAAGTATTCTTACTTTCGGTATGATGTCAAATGAAGATAAGTTGGAACATATTGAAAAGTTGAGCAACTTATTAGATAAACAACGTATCATGTATACACGTTTATCTCTGTCTGATGATCCAGCGGCAGTTGAAATGAAAGAGAATTTGCGCAAATCTGTGTCTTTGATGGGATTCCCACCAGACACAGATATGCAGGTGTTATTTACTAGTATGACAAAAACGATTGAGTCTCTTAAAAAGTTTATCAATCCTACCCCTTGACTTCCCTGCTCTTCCTTGCTATACTATCCAAGTAATCCTCCAAATCCAAACTATCCGAGGTAATCCTAATGTCTTTTGCTGATCTTAAAAAGCAATCTAAACTTGGTTCTCTGACCGCCAAACTGGTCAAAGAAGTTGAAAAAATGAATACTAGTAGCGGTTCTAGTGATGACCGCGTCTGGAAACTGGATGTAGACAAAAGCGGCAACGGTTATGCCGTAATCCGTTTCCTTCCTGCCCCCAACGGCGAAGACCTTCCGTTTGTGAAACTCTACAGTCACGCATTCCAAGGTCCTGGTGGTTGGTATATCGAAAACTCTCTCACCACTCTGGGACAAAAAGATCCTGTATCCGAACTCAATTCCACTCTTTGGAACAACGGTACTGATGCTGGCAAAGAACTCGCCCGTAAGCAGAAGCGTAAACTGACTTACATCAGCAACATTTACGTGGTGAAGGATCCTGCAAATCCCGAAAACGAAGGTAAAGTTTTCCTCTTCAAATACGGTAAGAAAATCTTCGACAAACTTACCGAAGCGATGCAACCCGAATTTGAAGATGAGGAAGCAATTGATCCGTTTGACTTCTGGCAGGGTGCAAACTTTAAACTGAAGGCAAAGAACGTTGCTGGTTATCGTAACTATGACTCTAGCGAGTTTGCCAACCCTTCTCCTCTACTGGACGATGATGATGCTCTGGAAGGAATCTGGAAAAAGCAATATTCTCTTGCAGAACTTGTTGCAGCAGATCAATTCAAATCTTATGATGATCTGAAAAAGCGCCTTGACTACGTTATCGGAACTAAAGGCACTCCTCGTTATCAAGATCCTGAAGAGTTTGATGAAGAAGACAACTCGCGTGGTTCTACAAAAGAACTTGATGACGATCTTCGTTCTGAACTGAACAATCTTCAACCTACCCGCCGTGCTGTGGCACCTGTGGAAGATGATGATGACGATGCTCTTTCTTACTTTGCTCGTTTGGCAGAAGACTGATTAGCATCTGGGGAAGGTTTTAAACCTTCCCTTTTTTTATGGAGAGGTAATTCTTAAGTTTTCCCCTTGTATCAAGTAATCATTGACGTATTGTGAAGATTTTTTATATTTCATAATCGTTCTAGTATCGTTTAGGAATTCTTGGAGATATCCTCTTTTAAGAACATAAATTTGTCTTTTAGCATCATTTTTTTCAATTTCATATTCATAATTTGTAACTGGTTTTGTTATATTAAATACGGTTACATATGTTTGACTTTGGCTGTCATAATATCTTACATAAGACTGTAATGGTTGATTATCTGTAGTTGGTTTAGGTAGTTTATAATTTTTTTCTACTATTTTTCCTTCTGGAATAATTATTCTTCCTTTAGAATCTTTTACTTCTTTAGTTACATAATATCTTGGCGAGTCTATTTCCGTTCCATAAAGTCTTTCCACGTAATTTACAAGATCTTTATTTGATAAAGGCCATTGATCTCTTACATTAACTATTCCTGCAGATATTAATACAACCCAATCTAATTCTGGAGAACCATAAAGTTCTTGAGCAACTTGATCTGGACGAATATTTTCTTGTATGGTATATTTGTTAAATGCAGTAAATACGCTTTCAAAATCTTGCCTTACTCTAATTCTTTTGAAAAGATTTTTGGCTTCGACATAATCTAAAGAAGAACCTCTATCTGGAAGAGGAGAAATATATTTTAAGTTTGGAAGTTCTCTGAAATAACCCATTTTAGTAACCTACTGATCCATCTGTTTCTAAAATTTGACCGCCTTGTTCTACATTGTAGTCTTCTTCATATACTGGAACAAGTTCTTTGAATGTTAAATCCATAATTATAGAAACTGGAGTACTATCACTATAAACTGCATAAACATTATCTCCAGTATAGTTTACTGACATATCGGATAATGCACATGGTTTGAATCTATGTAAAAAAGGATGAGATCCGCCACCTCTCCTATATTCTAATTGAAATACGTGAGGTGCTATAAGAAATGCGCCATCACTTTTTGGGGCCATGTTTCTTTTAAATGAACGAATAATTTTTTTAACTTGTGTTGATTCGTTCTGATTTCTCGGAGTCATTTTAAAAGAAAATCTAAAGCTTCTTAAAGTAACTCCATTAAAAAGGAGTTCCATATTTGGGTTTAAACTTTTACCTTCAGAACGTGCTAATATTTGATTTACTGTGACATTTCCACCAAAAACAGAAACTGCTTGTGATGCTAACGCTTTGAGCATTATTTCTTTGATTCCAGCATCTTGTAAATTTTTTATTGCATCTACGCTTGTATCCGCAATATTTCCTAATACTTTAGCAACTCCTCCCGGTTTACTAAAATCCTGCATCATCATCTTTTGGGCACTTTCTACTCCAATGGCACTAAAAGCATCTAAACTACCCTCTTCATATGATACAGAATTACTATCTTGAATATTTGACGGCATGGGAAGTAAAATTATTCCCCCATCATTTACTAAAGTTTGTTTGTATAAATTTGCCGAAGATGTAGTGCTCACATCAGCAGCATTAGTTGGCACTGCTGATGGTGTGGTCAGCATATCTCCCGCTTCGTAATTTTTTATAGTTATCTGAAGATAATCTGTAGATTTTGTTATGGCTTCGTATGGGTAACGTAAAACTTCTGCCATTATCGTTTTCTAATTATTTAGACGAAATTTTCCAAATGGAATGGTTTGTAAATCTTTTAGTTCTGATGGATACACTTCATAAATTCCACCAGGAATTTCATCCCAGGTATACTGTCTAACTTCTCCCCAGTGAAAATTGATCCCTCTAAATCCCCAAGGAAAAACATCAGTAACTGCCACTAAAGGATTTTGGTCATATTGAATGTTTGGTGTTTTTGGATTGTATACAAAAACATAATATTTTCCAGTTTTTGGAACTTTTTCACTTTCTGTTAGTGCAGTTATAATTTCCAGCATCAAATCATCTGGATCTTCGGTTCCAATTAAATTATTAGTTATGTCACGAAGACGATTAACTTTATCATCAGTATCTGTATTTGTTTTTTTCCTTTGCTTTATAGATTTTCTTGGCATTTTAGATATCTAATTCCTTTTCGGTAATAACTTTAAACTGCCACTGACGATCTTCGCAAAACTCTCTGGCAGCTTTCCATTTTGCTTGATTTTTTGCATACTCGTATGCTTCATAAAGATATTGCTTGGTTTGACGTTTTGGTTTTTGTGGAGGTGATAGTTGTTTTAGTGGTTTGATTTCAATTAGATACTTTTTAATTTCTCCGTTTGATTCTTTTACCTTAATATAAAAATCTGGAAAATATCTATGAATTCTATTATCTACAGGAGACCGATAAGGTAATGCAATTTCTTCAGAACCCCATTCTAAAATTCTATTGTTATTATCACAATAGACCATAAACTTTCTTTCCCAAAGAGATCGGTATATAATGTTTGTAGGATCTCCTTTGTATTTTTGTGGATATGATGGTTTATATTTTCCTTTATATGACATCTAAATATTTCATAACATAGAATTGCTGTAAATATTTAGAAATGGCACAAGTACCAGATATTGGTCAAGTTCATATGAATACTTTGCCAAGTTTTTTAAACTTGGCAAGAACAAATTTATATCAAGTGTTTATAACCCCTGGCTGGGGAACGGTAAGTGATAATACAGGTAAAAATTTTACATCTCCGTTTTTGGATCACATATCAAAATACGGATATGAAAAGTATGGTTTAGTTGGATTTAGTAATGATTTTCAGAATGAGTTGGGATTATTATGCTCTGAAGCGTCTTTGCCAGCATCTACATATGCAACTTCAGAAGTTAAAGATAATTTTATAGGAGTAAGCCAAGAATTTGCACATACCAGAATTAATACTGATGTTGATTTTACATTTTATATTGATAGAGAATATAAAGTTCTAGGTTTTTTCGAGGCCTGGATGGATTACATCTCTGGAGGTAGTGAATTGCCATTAGATGATGAAAATATAATTCAGTCTGGAAATTATTACAGGAGATTTAATTATCCAGATTATTATAAAAATTCTGGAGTTTTTATTAAAAAATTTGAAAAAAATTGGATGTCTGCAGGAGCCGCAAATATTTCATATCAACTTATTAATGCCTTCCCAAAATCTATGGCATCAATTCCAGTTTCTTATGGAGAAGGTGATTTAATGAAAGTTACAGTTACTATGAATTATGACAGATATATTATGAGAAGGGAAAGAGCTGTTGGACAAACTGTTCAAGGAGTTTATGCAAATTCTGATGGAACTTATACTTTAGATCTTATTATAGGTGGAAAATATACACAAATTACAGTTGATTCTGCAACCTATAATAGAGATTATGCACCCAAACAAAAATTCGGTGCCCCCAACTAATAAATAATCACAACTGAATTTTTTAAAAAATTATGCCTTTACCAAAGATTTCTGTTCCAACTTATGATTTGGAAATACCATCTACAGGAAAAAAAATTAAATATCGTCCATTTTTAGTTAGAGAAGAGAAAATTCTTATAATGGCATTGGAATCTGAGGACATGAAACAGATTTCTAATGCCATTGTTCAAATTTTAGAAGAATGTATTCAAACTAAAGGAATTAAAATATCAAATCTTTCAACCTTTGATATTGAGTATATTTTCTTAAATGTTAGAGCAAAATCTATTGGTGAAGCAGTAGATGTAACGATAACATGCCCAGATGATGGTGTAACTCAAGTTAACGAATCTATTGATATTGATTTAATTAAAGTACAAAGAGATCCTGAGCACACAAATATTGTTAAACTTGATGACAATTTATCTATGAAAATGAAATATCCATCTCTAGATCAATTTGTAGAAAATAATTTTGAGTTTAATGAAGATGAAACTGATGTTGACAAATCTCTTTCTATGATTATTTCTTGTGTGGATATGGTATACAATAATGAAGAATGTTGGTCTGCTTCAGATTGTTCAAAAGAAGAACTTAAAGAATTTGTTGAGCAAATGAATACTAAGCAGTTTAAAGAAATTGAGAAATTCTTTACAACAATGCCAAAACTTTCTCACACTGTCGTGGTCAAGAATCCAAAAACTGGTGTTAAGAATGAAATTGTTTTGGAGGGATTAGCAAGTTTTTTCACTTGATGATGGCTCATACAAATCTTGAGTCATATTTTAAAGTAAATTTTGCTTTGATGCAGCATCATAAATATTCATTATGGGATATTGAAAATATGCAACCTTGGGAAAGGGACATATATGTGACACTACTTCAACAGTATATTGAAGAAGAAAACGCAAAGCAGCAAAGTGGAAATTAATCAAAGTTATAGCGCACCATCTATACCCAAAAAAATAAAAATAAACAGAAGAAACATCAAGTCTTCTGTTTTTTCTAGTGCGATTAGACCTCAAATAGAACTGAAAAAAACTTCTTTCAGTTTTATTAAACCAGTTCTTAACTTACCAAAACCTGAATTTTTAACTTCTTTATTTTCAGAAAGAAGTGAGATTTTCAATAACATAAAAGAAACTGTTATTGAGAAGTTAATTAGGACAGAAGTAAAAAATAATATTATTAGAATTGTAAAAGAAAACTTTGTAAAGGTTTTTAAAGAAGGCATACAACAAAAGTTTATACGATTATTACCTCGTGGTAAAGACTCTGAAAATCTAGGTAAAGGTGAAAGTGAATTAGATAAGTCTTTATTTGAAACTAATAAAATACTTTTAGAAATACAGAAGCAATTAGCACTAGATTATAATTCTAGACTTGATGAAAGAAAAAAAGAATTAGAAAAACGTAAAAAAAGATTATCCAGATCAAGAGCAGAAGGAAAAGAAAAATTTCTTGAAGGTGCTGGTAAATTAGGTGAAGGAATTACTAAAACTTTTGATAAAGTTACTTCTCCAATTAAAAGTATTTTTCAAAAAATAATTGAATTTTTTAAAATTATATTAACTGGATTAATACTTAATAATGCATTTATATGGTTATCTAAACCTGAAAATAGAGAAAAGTTAAAGAAGTTTTTCCACTTCTTAGCAGATCACTGGAAAGAAATATTAATTATTTTAGGAACTGCTAAACTTCTTGGTGTTATACTTAAGGTAGTAGGTGCAGCAAGATCTCTTAAGAAGTTAATAGATCTTTTTAGAAAAAATAAACCTCCTGGGGGTGGACCTGGTGGAGGACCAGGAAATATTTGTAATCAATTTTTAAATTGTTTTGGAAATCCTGCAGTTGTAACTTCTTTTGCTGGTTTCTTATCTTCTCAACCTAGAATTTATAACACAATTAAAGGTATTGCTGGAGGAACTGTTTTACCTCCGATTGGTATTCCTGGTGTTCCGCCAGTTACTCCTGGTGCTCCTACTAGACCTCCTGTTGGCAATCTACCAACTCAAAAAAATCCTTTAAATCCACTCAATTTAACTCCAAAACAACAAGCTGCTGGATGGGTTAGTCTAGCTGCTGGTTTGGCTGCACTTGGATTGGTAGTTGCAACTGGCGCTACTGGAGGTGCTGCAACTCCAGCGACAGCACCAGCATTATCAGTACTTGCTCCTTTACTTGGGATTGGTAGTGCTGGATCTTTTGGTATTGGTCTTGGTGCTGCTACAACAAAAGCAGAAGGTGGAACAATCAAAGAACCACCTAAGAAAAAATGTACGGCATGTTCTATAGAGAAATCTTCTGGATTCTCTTTAGGAGGAACTGTAGGTAAAGGCGACCGACCTGGAACTGATATGGTTCCTGCAATGACTAGAGGTGGACAACAAATTAGATTAGATGAAAATGAAGAAGTTATTCGTGCAAGTGAAGCAACACGTTGGAGACCTTTATTGAAAGATGTTAATAATAATGGTGCGAAAATGTGGCAAGCATTTGTTGAGGCTATAAAAAGGCAAGAAAATAACAATACTCTAGATGCTGAAAATATTTTAGAACAAGGAAAAATACTTGATGAATATGATAAATCTTTAAAAGAAGAAGCAAGACGTTTAAAATTAAAATATTTAAAAACTGCACCAAGTTCTAGTTCTAGTGGTCCTTCATCAAGTGTTGAAATTCCAAAATCTTCTACACATTCTTCGCCAGCAGCATCGCCATCGCCAGCGGCAGCAGCACCAGCGGCATCTCCAGCACCAGCGGCATCTCCAGCACCAGCGGCATCTCCAGCGCCAGCAGCACCAGCATCATCTATAACACCAACACCAACACCAACAGTAGCGTCATCCGCACCAGAACCTAGTCCCACAATGACTAAAAATTGGTCTGTTGGTAGACCGATAGAAGAAGTTAATAGAGTAAAAGAAAAATATGAAGGGTTTGGACGTCCAGTCACACAAGAGGAATACTTACGTCCAACTAGAGAAACATTTGGTATGGGAGAGTCTTCTTCAACCAAAATTAATAATACATTATCTCAAGTTATACAAAATACTAAAAAATGGAATATCGCAAATTTAGATTTGGGAACTGCTTCACCAAAAACAACTTTTATTAATATGCCTTTACCGGCACAAGTGATCAATAACCAACCTAAAACCAAATCACTTCCTGGTCCTCAAGGAAATCCAACTCCTCTTCCATCAGTATCATCGGTAAATCCTGCATTTTCTGATGATATTTCTAGAACTGCAATTGCTTTAGGTATTGTAGGATGATTAACACTCAATCTAAAAAATTAAAACTAACTGTTACAAAAATAAAAAGTTCTTTATTTTCTTATAATAAGAAAATAAAAAAAATACGTTTAGATAAAGAAAGATTTGATTCTCAAGAAGAAAAAAGATCTTTTTTATCAAAGAAAGAAACGTCCATAGAATCTGCCAAATCTAAAATTACATCTCCCCTAAAAAAAGTATCTTCTGCGATATTATCTGGACCAAAAAGTATTTTTGACAAAATTATGGATTTTTTGGGTACAATATTTTTAGGTTTATTGGTTAATAATCTTCCAATAATTATTTCTAAGTTAAAAAAATTCTTTGGAAATAATCCATGGATTTTAAATACTATTAAATTTACTATTGATATCATTGGTAAAGGATTAAATGCTATTATTTGGGCAATTCAAAATTTTCCAAAACTTGCTGGTGGTACTTATGATGTCATTAAATCTGCTAGAAAAAACATATCAACGGAAATTGATAAATTAGGACGTTTGTATGATGGTGTAGAATATGGAATTGAATCCTTATCAAAATCTTGGAAGTCATTTTTTAATCCACCAAGGCCACAAAGTTCTGGACCAATTCCACCTACATCTCCATCACAGTCTCCATCTGCAACACAACAATCCCCTCCACCAACTTCAACTCCGTTAGCACCTTTTACTTTACCTACAACTGCATCTCCTTCTTCACAAAATCCTTACGGTTTTGCTAAGGGTGGAACAGTTTCTCAAGCAAGAAAAACTGCAGCAGGAACTGCTACTCAACCATCTGCAACTAAAACTACAACACCATTTGCTAAACCTGGAGGAAGTGCAAAAGGCAAAAAAGCAAATCAAGCAGTAAATTATTTTGAGTTTTTTAGAAAGAATACTTTAGTAGAAGAAGAAAATACAAAATTGAGTGATGAAAATAATAATAAATTTAAAGAGGTTTTAAAAAAGTTTAACGAACTTAAAATTTTAAAAACTAAAGTAAAAGATGAAGAAGGTGGTGGAGGAGGTGGAGGAGGAGGGGATGGTCCAGAAGGATTTGGTGGTCAATTTACTGGATCTGCTGCTGATATCCCACCAGAAGGTAAAGCACTTTTAGATGCTATTGCTGGTGCTGAAGCTCCTGGGTACAATTCTCGGTATCCAAGTAAAACTTTTAGTAATGGATATAAAGACCACCCTAGAATTTCAGAACCAACTCCTGATGGAAGAACAAGTGATGCTGCTGGTAGATATCAATTTCTATCTACTACTTGGGATCGGTATAAACCAGCAAAAGCATTTACGCCAGAAAATCAAGATATAGCTGCTTGGAAATTAGCGGTTGCTGCTTATGGTAAAGGACAAAATGGGATAGTGAAAGATTTACAAAAAGATCCAATGATAGTTGCCCAAGGATTAACTGGGCAGTGGCCATCTCTTCCTGGAGGATCTCAAGAAAATGTTCACACTAGAGGATTTTTAAAAAGATATCAATCTGCTCTTAAAAAATATAAATCTTTGGATGTAAAACCAACTTCAGGATCTTTTAAATATGTTCTTCCTCAAGGAAATCCACAATTCACTAGTGGGTTTAGAACAACTGATAGACCAAATCACAGGGGAATTGATATTGGTGTTGATGCAAATTCACCAGTTACTGCATTTGAATCTGGAACAATCGTTCATATAGAACCAAAATTTGGTGATTGGGGTGATGCAATTTATGTTCAACATGCAGATAAAACAAAAGTAGTATACGGACATGTTATTGTTGCTCCTGGATTAAGAAAAGGAAGTTATATTAACCAAGGACAAGTTATTGCAAAAGTTAAATATTGGCCTCCCAATACTGTAGGATCTGGAAATTATGATAATACACATTTACATTTAGAACGAATAGTAAATGGTGCTTATGTCAATCCTGCTAGATATGTGAATTCAGTATTTGATCTCAGAAAAAATCAAGTACAAAAAACTCAAGTATCTACATCCAATAAAATTGACAATAAAACATCAAAACCTATAATAGGATCTGTACCTAAAGGTGGTTTTGAATTTGCTGCTAGAGATGGAAATAGGTATATGGTTCAAGATCTTCCTGGAATGGGAATTGTTTTTGTAAAGAAAACAAATGCTGGATTAGTTCCTGATATTATTAAAATTGACGCGAAAAACAAATGGTTAATAGATGACTATAATAAATCTCTTGAATTGATGCAAATTCAGCAACAAATAAAACCACAACCACAAGCGTTTTTTCCTACAACCGCTAAAAATTTTGATGTTGCTTCAATAAAATCTTCCAAATCTCGTGATGTGGTATACATAAACAGTATACAACCATACATTGTTAATAATACTGAAGTTGTTGCTTATGCAGTCAAACAAGGATCTAATACTTCTTCGTCTACCCCTAGATCAAATAAACTTCTTTCACAAGCACTAGACATATTAGAGAGTTAATATGGTAAAAAATATAGCAAGAGGTCCATCAAATTATCAACATTTAGTTGTTCAACGAGAGGGAACTAGAGTAGATTTTATAAATCCTGATAGTAAACTAGATGTTGTTAAGTTTTCTTATTATGAAAGTATATTATCTCCGTTTATTAGTGCTAATGTAGTATACACGGATTTGGGTTACTCTGTAAAATCGGACAAAGCAATTGATCCTACAGAAAGAAGAGGAACTCTTGTAAATTCTTTACCAATAACTTCAAGTGGCAAAGAAAAATTTGAGTTTATAATAAAACCAAAACTTGGGGAATTAAATTTTAAATCTTATCCATTATCAATAATTGCTGCACCACCTGCAGGAAAACAAGAAAGTTTTAGAAATGCAACGATGTTAGTTTTAACATCAGAGTTTGCTGTCACAAATGAAACAACAACTGTTTATAAAAAATATTATAACAATCTTTCAAATTCCGTAAAAGAAATCCTTGAAAAAGAATTAAAAATACCTTTAAATAAATTAACTATAGAACAAACAAAAAATTCTTGTGCATTTCCAGGATCTGGAGTTTCACCATTTACGTTAATAAAATCTTTGTGCCCCCAAGCAGTTCCTGTAGAAGGCTCTGCTGGATTTTTGTTTTGGGAAACTAGGACTGGATTTAATTTTAGATCAATTGATAGTTTATTTTCCGCACAACCATATCCTAGAAAATATGTGTATAAAGAAATTTCCACATCTAGTATTGATGAAGATAATGATTTTAGAATTATTTCATACTCTATAGATAAAAATCAAAATCTTTTAACTGCATTGAAAAATGGAGTATATAAAACTAAAAATATATTTTTTGATCCATTTACATTTGAGTATAAAGAAATATATCTTTCATTGACTAGTAGTGGAATTGTACCTTTAGGTTTAAATGTAGATTATTCTTCTGAATTTGATGCCAAAGATTCTTTTAGTAGAATTTACAATTACATATTTGATACTGGAAATATGGAAGTTGGTATCTCGACAAATTTGAATAATGATCCTAGATTGCATTTAGCACAATCTAGAATGAGATATAATACATTAACTGCACAAGTTGTTAATATGATTATACCTTGTAATGCAGAATTACAGGCTGGAGATGTTATAGAATGTGAATTTAATAAAGTAACTCCTGATAATAAATCTGTTGGTGCAATAGATCGTTTTCAAAGTGGAAAATATTTAATTATGCATTTGTGTCATGATTTTGATCCAAAAAATTCATACACTTCACTTACTTTAGTTAAGGATACATATGGTTAAATGTATATCCTCAACTATATACATTAAGACATAATTAGGCATATTCAATTAAATGTTTAATCCAGGTTTTTTTGGAAAAAATCCTCCTCGTTGGTTTTTAGGACAAGTTGCACTTGGGCAAACTGTTAATAAAGAAGATGCAAACGGATGGGGAGATAGGGTTAAAGTTCGCATTACTGGGTATGATCCGGCAGAAGGAAGTTTATGCGCTGATGATGATTTGAGATGGGCAATTATTGCAAGACCATCAACGCACGGTTCTCTAAATAAAACAACAGTTGCAATCACTGGTGGAGAGTGGGTATTTGGCATATTTTTGGATGATGAAAACCCTCCAAAAAGACCCATGATTTTAGGAGTCCTTGGCAGAAATGATCCTTCATATGAAATAACTGGAAAAGAAGTTGAATCTAAAAAAAGCTCTGAATTTAAAAGGACACTGAACTGGTACAAAACAGTAACACCGCAAGTTTATCATGTTTTATCTAAAGGATCCTCATCCTCAAAACCGACATTACCAACAAAAAAAGAGTTTGGAATAAAGGAAAAGTAAAAAAATATGGCAACAACTAATGTATCTGACGCCTGTAATGATGATTTAGGTCAATCTTGGAAAGATATTAAAATAGATGGTAGTGGTGCAAAAATACCCCAAGAAACTTTAGCAAATAATAGAATTTATGTTGCTAGAACTGTTGCTGGAAAAACTTTTGAGGAAATGTGCGCTGTTCCAATAGGAAAAGCAGATCCTTGTGGTGATGATAAGATGGGAGGTATATGGAGAGCTCTTAAAAAGTTTTTTGCTGTTCTGAAAAGCGTACAAAAGTATTATGATAAGTACGTAAATGGAGCGTTAAATTTTATTCAAAATTTACAAGGAGAAATAAAAGAAACTATATCAGCAATATCTGCAGGATTAAGAACGTTTATTCAAAGAATACGCGAATGGATTTTAAATAAAATAAGAAGAGGTATAGAAGATTTACTGAATTCTGTTTTACCACCACTTATGAAGCAAATTAAAAGTGGTTTGTTAAAAGAAGTTATTGATCAAATTTTTTGCAAATTTGAAGACATTATTGCCGGTCTTGCCAAAATGGTTGCCGAATTTTTATACTCATTAGTTGGGCAAGTTATTAATACTCCTTTATGTGCAGCAGAAAACTTTTTAAATGCTTTATTAAATAAATTAGCCAATGATTTAGATAAAGCATTAGAACCAATATTTGCTCAAATAAATGATATTCTCGGTGGAATTACTAAAGTTGCAGGTTCTGTTTTTGAAGCTATAGATTTTATTTTAGGATTTGAGGGATTTTTATGCGACAGACCAAATTGTCCAGAAATAAAAGAATTTACAGCATCTCTTGATGGCGGTTTAAAAAGTCCTGGATTTGATAATTTTGCAAACTTTGATTTATCTGGATCTGTAGATAAAACAATTACGGGATGGATGAATGATTTCTTTGGACCCTCTGATGGTTCATATGTTTCTCCTGGGGGATGTTATAGCGGAACTTTCCAGTGTGGTTTGCCTCAAGTATCCATTTTTGGTGGTGGTGGATCTGGAGCAGTTGCAAATGCAGTTGTTAATGAGATAGGACAAGTTATAGGCGCAAATCTTTTATCCAATGGAAAAGGTTATAAGTCAACTCCTTTTGTTACTATTGCTGATCCTGGAAATTGTGGGAAAAATGCTCATGCTTATGCAGAAATGGAAGAAGATGAAAATGGAAACTTAAAAGTTAAAGACATAATAATTATAAATCCTGGAATTGGATATACTGATAATATAACTTCTGGTATTATACCGCCAATTATAAAAAGTTTTACTGGATCTCCAAGTCCAGTTCAGATAAACAATGTATTGACATTATCATGGGAAGTTGAAAATGCCGATTATGTTACAATTTTAAAAGAACCTGGATACAATAAACTTCCAATTTCTTCTAAAGCAAATTTATCCATTAATTCTTCAAATATTTTATTTCCTGCAGGAAGTAAAAAAACTAAGAAAAAATATACACTTAAAGCTACAAAAAATATTGCAAATTCTGCTCCAATAGAGATATATCAAGACTTGGAAGTTGAAATAGTAGATTTAAATAATAGTGCAACAACCTCTCCTACTCAAACAAATTCCAATAAACCTTCCATTGATAAATTTACAGTCAAACCAACAAAATTATATCAGGGAGAGGTGTATAAATTTGAATGGGAAACTACCGATGCTAATCAAGTTGGGTTGAATATTGTTGGATATAATAATGTCCCCGAAGATGGATCTGCATCTTTAGTTGTTCCTCAAAATTTAAATCTTTCCGGTGTTAGTACATTTTTCACTTATACTTTAACTGCAACTAATAAAAATGCACCTATAGGAAATAATACTGTTACTAGTAGTGTAACTATAGAAGTTTTACCTCCATTGTCAAGTATCGCTGGAATAGGATCTACAAGTCAACTTTTTGTTCCTCCGATTGGTACAGGAAGAACAACGATAGGTAATGTTGGAACTGGAAACACATCTTTACCCAATAATTTAATAAATTCCAATACTTTAGTAGGATCTGGATCTTCGGGTGGTGTAACTAAAAATGGTCAAGGAAATTTTAATGCTAACAACAACACACCTGGATTTATCAATGGTGGCAAATATAATACTTCAGTAAATGGTACACCTTCTTCTGATCCTTCTGATCCCGGAACACGTATTCCTGGTGGGGGAACTACACCTCCAATTTCAACAACAGTTAACTTACCTATTCCATATAAAAACACAGTATCTCAAATTAAAGATATTAAGATTTTGAATACTGGCAGTGGTTATAGTCCAAATGATACTGTTGAAATAGAAGGTGGTAATAATGGTGCAGAATTTAATTTACAATTAACACCTACAGGTCAAATTGTTGGAATTGAAATTGTAAATCCAGGAGTTGGATTTTTAGTTCTTCCTGTGATTAGGATAAATAGTAGAACAGGAGTTGGGGCAAAATTTAGATCTGTTCTTAAATTTACACCAGTTGATGAATTAGTTGGTCAAGGACAAATTGATGCCATAACTTCAGATAAATTAATTAAAGTTATAGATTGTGTACTTAGATAATGGCAGATAGAGCACCAGACATTACAATATCAAACAATCCATATTGTTTTATTCATGCTGGACCAATTGGCCCAGAATCTACTGATGATGGAAGAGATCTTACAATCATAACTTCGGCAAATAACCATGTCGTTTATGGTAGTAATGGAAATAAAGTAGAACATATTCAGGGAACATATCATGAGGTTAGTGGGCACAGTATACCTCCCGATGAAAAAGAAGCAATTGCAAGATCAATTGTAGCAAAGAATGGGGATATTATTATATCTGCAGAGAGAGGAACTATATCATTAAAAGCAAAAAATATACACATTGAATCTATGGGTGAAAAAGGTGAAGGAAATTTTTTAGTAGGATCAAACGGGCATATTATTTTTGCATCATCCGAAGAAGTTAGACTTGCTGGGTCAAGAATATGTATTAACGGAACTTCTGGTGTAAATGTAATCAGTGGAAATTTTATTAATATGTCTGGTGATATAAAATATTTTGGTCCTGTTAGTGCATTATCTACTATAAAGAATCTTCTTGCAGGAAATTGGGGAAATTTAATTGAAGGATTAACAAAATCTTGTGGTAAAACTGGAGCTCCATTATGACACATTACGCAGATAGTAACGCTTTTGGTATGTTGGAATGTTTGAGTGGAACATTCGGTGCTGCCGTAAACATTCCAACGAATTTTTTTAAAAGCGGAGTAGCAAATATATACGAATGTTACATTGGATCAGCATCTGGAATAGATGGAGCAGCATTAACAGTTGGTCCTAATATAACAAATCCTGTTACCATAGAAAGTAAAGGATTTACTAACTTTAAAGGATTACATACTCAAACTGGAGGATTAGTTGTTAATGGTTATTGTAAAATTAAAGGAAGTGGATTTTTTTGCACTTCACCAGTAACTTCTTTTAAAGGTGCAACTCTTTCAATTAATAGTGGAGGTAAAAATACTTTTACCGCAGGAACTGCCAATAAAATTGTTTCTCCAGTAACAATTGTTGATAGTGCAGTTACTAGATTGAAAGGAGTCGTTATGGTTGATGGTCTAGGAAACCTACAAACAGTAGTGAATTCCAAAAAAGGATTTGATATTCCTCACCCAAATAAACCTAATCATCGTTTACGACATATTTGTGTAGAAGGACCAGAATCTGCAGTTTATGTTCGCGGAAGATTGGTAAATAGTAATATTATTGAACTTCCAGATTATTGGGATGGTCTTGTTGATTTAGAAACTATTAGTGTAAATTTAACACAAATTGGGCATAGTCAAGATTTATTTGTTGAAAAAATACAATGGGGTAAACAAATAGTTGTTAAATCTGGAAATGGGACATCTATAGATTGTTTTTATCAAATCTGGGCTGATCGTTTAGGTGAAAAATTAATTGTTGAATATGAAGGAAACACTCCTAAAGATTATCCAGGTGACAATTCGGAATATTCAATTGCTGGTTGGGACTACGACAACAGGTCATAAAAAATGACAAAAATTAAAATTTACTACGCAGATAGACCACCTGAAGATATAACAGATCTTGAGGTTGAAAATTTAATAGTTACTGGCCAATTAGGTGGTGGTGGGGTAGGTTCGGGAATTTCTATCTCAAATGGTATACTTAGTGGTGGGCATATTATATTAAAATATGCTAATCAATCTGAGTGGAATGCCGAAAATCCAGTTTTATTAGAAGGTGAAGTTGGTCTTGAAGTTGATACTAGTAGATTAAAAATTGGCAATGGCACTACTCCTTGGGCAGGATTGCCCTATATAGGTTCTACTCAAGGAACTCAGGGTCTCCAAGGACAAATAAGTAATTTCCAAGGAACTCAAGGTCCTATAAGTAATTTCCAAGGAACTCAGGGAAATCAAGGACTTCAGGGGCAAATTGGATTTCAAGGAACTCAAGGATCTATAGGAATTCAAGGAAATCAGGGTACACAAGGTTCTATAGGCATTCAAGGACTTCAAGGATCTCAAGGATCTCAAGGATCTCAAGGAACTCAAGGTAGACAAGGCATTCAAGGATCTATAAGTAATTTCCAAGGAACTCAAGGAAATCAAGGTCTATCGGGACTTTATGTTGGTCAAGGTGCTCAAGGTACTGTAGGATTTCAAGGAACGCAAGGAACGCAAGGAACGCAGGGAAATCAAGGTTCTCAAGGATCTCAAGGTTCTCAGGGATTAAGTAATCAAGGTATTCAAGGAACATTAAGTAATTTTCAAGGTACACAAGGTCCTATAAGTAATTTCCAAGGAACTCAAGGAAGACAAGGTATCCAAGGAAGACAGGGTGTTCAGGGAATACCAGGATTTCAAGGTGCTCAGGGTTTGCAGGGTGTTCAAGGCCCAATAAGTAATTTTCAAGGTACACAAGGACTTCAAGGAGAGTCTATTCAAGGAACTCAAGGAATACAAGGAAGACAAGGTGTTCAAGGCAATCAAGGTGTTCAAGGTTCACAAGGAAGGCAAGGTATTCAAGGAACCCAAGGTGTCCAGGCAACACAAGGTAATCAAGGACTTCAAGGATCTCTAAGTAATTTCCAAGGAACTCAAGGTAATCAAGGAACTCAAGGAACTCAAGGTGTTCAAGGATTAAGTAATCAAGGTGTTCAAGGTTCACAAGGAAGACAAGGTATTCAAGGATCACAAGGATCGCAGGGAACTCAAGGTTCTCAAGGCTCTCAAGGTCTTCAGGGATCTCTAAGCAATTTCCAAGGAACTCAAGGATCCCAAGGATCCCAAGGATCCCAAGGTGTTCAGGGATTAAGTAATCAAGGTGCTCAAGGATCACAAGGATCACAAGGATCACAAGGATCTCAAGGAAGACAAGGTACTCAAGGGTTTCAAGGTCTTCAGGGATCTCTAAGTAATTTCCAAGGAACTCAAGGTAATCAGGGTGTTCAAGGAACTCAAGGAACTCAAGGAACTCAAGG